CTGATAAAGTATCAGATCAAATCTCAGACGCACTAGTTGATGCCGGACTAAAGAACGGTGATGAAACTACACGTGTCGCAATTGAAACACTTGTAACCACTAACCATGTAACGTTGGCGGGTGAAGTAAAGAACTTTAACGTAAGCAAAGACGAAGTAAAACAAATCGTAATTGACAAAGTTAAAGAAATTGGATACGAACAAGATGGATTCCATTGGGATAACCTAAACATCTATAACGAGATTCATTCTCAATCAGGTGACATTGGATTGGGAACAGACGACTTTGGTGCAGGTGATCAGGGTATTATGTTTGGCTATGCAACTAATGAAACTGAATCATTCTTACCATCACCAATTCATTACTCACATGAAATTCTAAAGAAATTAAAAGAATACAGACAAGAGGGATATGATTTTTTACTACCAGATGCAAAATCACAAGTAAGTATTCAATATGTAGGCGGAAAGCCTGTACGTGCTGATCAAGTAGTGGTATCACATCAGCACAAGGAAGGATTTGTGCATAGTTGTGTAGCACCAGTAAAAGACGCAGTTAGAGAAACAATGGGAGATTTAATCGACAATGACACAGTTTGGCATATCAATCCTACAGGCAATTTTTGTATTGGTGGTCCTGATGGCGACACAGGACTTACCGGGCGTAAGATTATCGTTGATACTTATGGTGGCTATGCTCCCCACGGTGGCGGTGCTTTTAGTGGAAAAGACCCCACCAAAGTCGACAGAAGTGCAGCATACATGGCACGATGGTTAGCCAAGAACATTGTAGCAGATGACATGGCAGATTGGTGTCAAATTCAATTGTCTTATGCTATTGGTGTTAAAGAACCTACATCAATTTATATTGATAGTAATGGACATAACAGAAGTATTGAAAAATTTATTAAAGAAAATATTGACCTAACACCAAAAGCCATTATTGATAAATTTGATATGTATAACTTCTATGGTTATAGTGAGAATTGTGTATATGGACACTTTGGCAATAAAGATGTTCCTTGGGAGAAAATTGGTTGGTAAAACTATATCATTTCACACACAGAAAAACTGGAAAGAAATATTTAGGACAAACCACTAGAGATTTAAATGTTTATAACGGATCAAGCGTAGGTTGGTTAAAACATTTAGATCTACATGGATACGACTATGATACTGAAATACTTTTTGAATCTAATGATGAAAAAAGATTTAAAGATATGTGTAAATTCTACAGTGAAAAGTTTGATGTTGTGAATAATAGTGAATACTTTAACCAACGACCCGAGCATGGAGGTTCGCTTGGTGGCAATGCTAACCCTAATTACAAGACTGGAAAGTATTCAGGACGCACAGACAACCCTGAACTATACAAACAATTAGATAAGCAGAAACATGCTGAAACTTGGGAAACTACTAAACAAAGAGCACACTCTAGGATGAATTTCTTTTATCATAAACGCATGGGTAATAAAGAACGTGCAGAATACTATTGGAATATATGGTATAGTATGGCCCCAAAGAAAAGTAATAATAGACAAGCACTCTGGAAAACAGATACATTTGACATGTGGTATAATCGAAAAGGCAACGACTTAGACTTTAGAAAACTATCACTTGACAAACAGTTCAAGATGTCTTATAATAGTAACACATTAGGAGAAAAGCATGATCAATAAGATTAAGCAATTGTTTAAGAAGAAAGACGCTGGCTTGTCTGATAAAGACAAAGCTACAGCTAAAGGTGAGCCATACGTTAAAGTTTTAGAAGTAAACTTTGATAAAGACAATCCTGGCGATGGATACTTTGAGCTAGAGTGGAATAATATCTTTGTTAAACAATTGTTAGAAGCAGGCTATAGTGGTGACAATGAAGAAGAGATTGTTGACTTATGGTTTACAACTCTTTGCAAACAAATATCAGAAGACATCTAAGGAGAATATGTTGAGTTATATTTTAGTAGACGCAGCGAATATGTTTTTTCGTGCGCGACATGTAGTACAACGTGGTGCAGACGCAAAAGATAAAGTTGGTATGGCATACCATATTATGTTTGCAAGTATTAACAAAGTGTTTCGTGAACAAAAAGGCACACATGTTGTCTTGTGTTTAGAAGGTCGTAGCTGGCGTAAAGATGCATATGAGCCATACAAGAAGAATCGTTCGGCGGCACGTGCAGCACTTAGTGAACGTGAACAAGAAGAAGATCGTATGTTTTGGGATGCGTTTGATGAACTAAAGGTATTCTTTGAGAAGCGTACAAACTGTACAGTACTACAAAATTCGCAGTGTGAAGCAGATGACTTTATTGCACGTTGGATACAGAATCATCCTAACGACAAACATTGCATTGTAAGTAGTGACAGTGACTTTTATCAATTGCTTGCTCCTAACGTACAACAATACAATGGTATTACAGGGCAACTTATTACAACTGAAGGCATCTTTAATGACCGCGGTAAGCCTGTTATAGACAAGAAAACTAAAGAGCCTAAAGAGATAGGTGACCCACAATGGTTGTTGTTTGAGAAATGCATACGTGGTGACACTAGTGACAACGTGTTTAGTGCTTGCCCAGGTGCTCGTAAGAAAGGCACTAAGAACAAAGTAGGTATGCTTGAAGCATTCGCTGATAAAGACACTAAAGGCTATAACTGGAATAACTTTATGCTACAACGCTGGACTGATCATAACGGTGAAGAGCATCGTGTGTTGGAAGACTATCAACGCAACATGCACATTATTGATCTTACAGCACAACCTGACCATATTAAAGCAGAGCTTGACAATGCTATCGTTCAGCAAGTGCAAAAAGAATCCAAGTCACAAGTAGGTATACATTTTATGAAACTATGTGGCAAGTGGGGAATGCAACGGACTGCCGACAATGCATCCGATCATGCAGAATATCTCAATAAGTCATACGGAGTATAAATCATGGCAACAGGAAGAAACACAAAAAGAAATAAAAAATATGCAGGAGCGTTTGAAATGGGACTAAAAGTAGAAAAAGAACAAAATAGTGATACTATGTGTTTAAATGGCTTAACCGAAACACAAATTTCACAGTTAATTCAATCAATGGAAGTTAATCCTACAATTGAAGCACACATCAAAGAGCCAACACTACAATGGGTTAGGCTACAGCTCGAAGAGCAAAAACAAGGTGGTGCATGGAAACGTAGAATTAGGGAGGCAGGACATGTCATCTGAGTTAATTATTGAACGTGATGAGTTAGAGCAGAAACTAAAAACACAAATCATGGAAGTTAGTTTTACTAAAATCAATGGTGACAAACGTGTTATGCAATGTACTCTTAGTCCAATTGTTCTACCACCAGCAACCAAAAAAGATCCACTTACACAAGAAAAAGTTCGTAAGATTAACGAAGAAGTTATGAGTGTATGGGATACAACCGCTGAAGGATTTAGAAGTTTCCGTATGGCAAATATCACAGAAGTAAAACGCATAGGAAGTGTATGCTGGTGTGGACATAGTAAAAACTTGCCACGCTGTGATAATACACACAAGAGTTTATAATGTAATGTACACAACTAAAGAATTAATCAAAGATAAGTTCTGGATTGTTGAAGTAGGTTCTAGTAAAATAGGAACTATTCGCAGACAAGAACTTGTCTTTGAATTCTTTGATCAACGTGATAAAAGTATCACCATGTTAGATACACTTGATGAGTTTAAAGAAGTTGAACGCAAAGAAACTGTATCTACAGAAAGCCAATCATTAAATGGTTATCCAACCAATAGCGCCATTGTTCTACCTGTAGAACATGATAGTTTACCTTTGTTTCGTAAAGCAGAAAAAGGTAAAACTACATATGCCGCAGGATATTATATATTAAAATATCATGGCATGGGATGGCAACATGCGTATTGTCCAAAGGTAGAAACCTTAGACAAGTATCAGTACCAAGGCCCATATTTTACTGAATGGGATATGAACTTACAATTAAAAAAGGCAAAAACAAATGACAATTAAAGGAACAATAGTATCAATTGCAATGGTTATTACACTAATGGTATTTGCAGCATCGCAATCAAAAGCACAGGTAGAACCAATATTACCTGTGCCAGTATTACCTGCGCCACCAGAGGTAGATGAACAAGAACTACCGCCTGCACCACCACAGATGTACAGAGTAAACAGAAACGTGCCATGTGCAGACTTTAATTATGTGAAATCATTATTAGCCGCTCGTGAACAAAAACCTATCGCACAAGGACGATCATTAGATCCAAGTGAACTGATGACTCAATTTGTTTTAACATATAATGAAACAGATGGTACATTTAATATTATTGTAGTTGATGCAAATAATAAAATAGCCTGTAACCTATATAGTGGGGCAGGATTTATGCCTATAATGGCCGTAAACTAAGCATATAATTCTCTTTTTGTATAAATACATGTAATAAAGTACAAAGAGAGAAATAAAGTATGGCAAGACCTAAACCGGATATCATGTTAGAAATTGTTGATAAAAACTATAACACCGAACAAATACTAAACGCTGAGGCAATCTACGCAGTATACCATGAAGATAAACCTATTAACCTACGCACAATGAATACGTTAGTAAACTATCCTGGACCAAAATACAAAAAAGTTAGTTTTAGTAATAGTGGCCATGCATTTAACTTAGCAGATAGATTGAATAAGAAATTTAATACAACTGCTTTTACAGTAGTAAGGTTACTCGAAGGTGAAACCATTAAACGAGATTCGGACGATACAAAATAATTTGATAGAACAATTATTACCTGAGATTAAAATCGTAGGTAATAGTTCAAGAGTTTTGTTTTTAACACCGACATCGTTAAGGTTAACAAAGAAGGGCTGTAAGCTATTGGAGTCAAAATGCAGAAGTTGGACTGTTGAATCGCCTGGCAAATTGTCAGGTAATTTTATAGAACTACAGAAAAAAATGACGTATCCATATTATATAGATAAAAATGATATGGTGTTGTTTAGCGAGAAAGATGCATTTATGGCAAGGTTAGCTGGCACAAAGGGTTGGCTTAAAGGAAAGACTTAATATTAAATATTGCACACTATTTAGAGTGTAATATAAAGTTCATATACAAAGGGGAACTACAATGAATAACTGGCAAGAGATGATTCAAAACCGTCACACAACATTCGCTTGGAGTGACAAAGAAGTAACCAAACAACAGATACAAGAAATACTAGACGACCATTTTAATTATGTACCTAGTAAACAATCAATGCTTCCATACACTATTAAAGTATTAGACTGGAGTGATCCAGAATTACGTAATCAAATATTTGCATGGACACACAGAAATGAAGACCATAGTGTAGAACAAGACTTGGGCAACCCACAAGTTTTGGCTCCTTGGTTGTTGGCATTTTGTCCAAGACATCCAATAGAGGATGTTGAATACGATGTATACAAAGGCGAGAAAAGAAGAACATTTTTTGAAAAAATGTCACACATGGAAATTGGTATTGCAAGTAGTTTTATAGTATGGAGTGCAGAGTCACGTGGATTATCTACAGGATATTGTGGATGTTTGAACGAGCTTGGAACTAAACCATTATTGGATACTAAGCTGTCTTTAGGCGAAGATGATCCAGAAGGAGTAGCAGTGCTACTTGGTATTGGATACAAAGACGAAACTAATCCAAAAACATATATGGACCCAAGAACTAATAAACCTACTCCAATACCAAATAATTGGAATAACGATAATAAACGACCAGATCAGTCAGTTTATGTAGAATGGAAATAATATGGCAGACAAAGACGAAATAGGAAAACTAGAAGTATCATTACGTATACTAGGCAATGAAATAGTAGGCCTAAAAATGATAGTAGATGATTTTAAAATTAAATGGTTAGTGTACGGAGTAATTACTCTAGTAGCACTAGGTTGGGCTGCAAGTAGTTTTGGCCCTGCACTATTTGACATGATAGCAACAGACTAATGAAGCTCGATGACGAAGTAGAAGTTTACTGTACTGATCATGAATCAACTGCCAGCGGAACAATCGTTGGCATTAACAAAGACTCCATTAGGGTACTACTTAATGGAGTTCCACTTTGGTTTAGTAGAACTAAAACTGGAGTGTATGTAGGAAACTCCCATGGAATGGAGTTTGTAATAAAGACAAATATATGAAAAAATTAGACTTACACGGATACAAAGTGCATGATGCATGGAAGCTGTTTAATGATACAGTAGAATTATCGTATGCTAAAGGCTTTAAAAAGATTATAGTAATAACCGGACACGGTAAAATGTCAGAAGAAATCAAAGGTTGGGTTAATGGAAATCCATTAACAATAGCAGTTGACCCAGATGGGCGTAACACTGGATCTTTTTTAGTTAAATTAAAGAAAAATCAACAAAAACAAACACACGATAAACCTGCTACAAAACCAAGTAGATTAGCAACAGCAGAAGATTTAGCTAAGTTAGTTGCTAAATTTAACACTTAATCTACTAACTTAGAAAAACGATATCCGTCTTCACCTGTTCCACCACATGTTTTAATACATAGTTTGGTGGGATTAGATTCCCAACCTGGTATATAAATATCATGTGCGTATATTTTATTGTTGATAATATCTTTAATAGAATGTTTACTGATATTATTCCAATCTGGATCTTCTATTAAACTCACATGTAGTTTATTATCTAGCTCTCTCAATCTATTTTCAATCTTAGATTCATTTGCATAATGACAGCAAGGCCATACAACCTGATCTTCATCTATGTAAAAGTCTCTGTTGGTTTTAGAATGAAAATCACATTTAATGCAGTTGGTTGATTGTGTCAATTACATTCTCCAGTTCGCTGTTAGGTATTAATCCAGGAAACCCTTCCCGTCTATTTATTTTAAAGTTAATCTTTATATCACTCATCTTTGCTATTTGATGTGCTTTATGTATCTGATGTATGTTCCACGTAAAAACTAACATTTCCCATATACCTTTGCCACCATTTCCAAACCAACTATGCATGTTCTCCCATGCCTTATTAAAGTCAACACCTTCTCTGTACTTCCAATTAGTGTCGTGATCGATTCCGTCTATACAAAAGAATATATGAAGGTTACTATAAGTAGTCGCAAGACGTTTATAGAAGTTAGGACTTCTTAATGCACCGTTTGTCATTAGTTCTAGTTCGTAACCTCTATCAGTTGCAAGTTTTATAAACTGCTCTATTTGAGGATGCATCATAGGATCTCCATACTCACCGCATAATGTAATTATATCTACATCAACACTACTTAAATTATTAAGTGTATTTTCGAACTTTTCGATAGGATAATGAGTGGGTGTAAAGTTATCTATATCAATAGTTCTTTGACATGATGCACATTTTGCCTGACAAAAACTAGTAATTTGGAACTCAAAGTTGTATTTCATACTGTATTTATCTGTAAAAAAGATGAAATAAAAGGTTGACAACCAAGACATCTTACTGTATACTGTAAGTATAGTTAATAAAAGAAAGAAGATTTAATATGTCAACAACGTTAAAAAACACAATTTCAGAAGTTATCGGCGGTGCATTGTTTACTATATTTGCTCTAGGGTGGATTGATGTATTGTGGATGTTTGGTGTTGAAAACAGCAAGGAGTATACATGGTGGTATTTAATTCATTTAATGGGTCAATAAAGACTTGACAACTGAATGCAAATACTGTAACATGTATATATAAGTCAACTAAAAGAAGGAAGTAAAATATGTCAACTATATCAGAAACACGTACCGTTAAGATTAGTGAAGCAACAACCCTCATTACACGAGCGTTTAAAAAGAAACGCCCTGTATTTTTATGGGGTCCTCCAGGAATTGGTAAATCAGAATTAGTTAAACAAATTGGTGACTCAGGTGCACTTGGTAAAACACATGTTATTGACATGCGTCTTGCATTATTTGAGCCAACTGATTTGCGTGGTTATCCTGTGCCAAATATGGAAACAGGTGTTATGCAATGGCTACCACCAGCGGACCTACCAAGTGAAGAACTTGCCGCACAATATGATACTGTTATTGTATTCTTAGATGAGATGAACTCAGCCGCTCCAAGTGTGCAAGCTGCAGGTTATCAGCTTATTCTTAATCGTCGAATTGGTCAATATGTACTACCAAAAAATGTTGTAATGATTGCCGCAGGTAACCGTGAGACAGACAAAGGTGTTACATACCGTATGCCTAAGCCACTTGAGAATCGTTTTGTACACTTTGAATTACGTGTAGATTTCCAAGATTGGTTAAACTGGGCTGTTAACAACGATGTGGATGCAGATGTTGTTGGTTACCTTTCATTTGCTAAAGGCGATCTTTACAACTTTGATCCACAGTCAAGTTCACGTGGATTTGCTACACCAAGAGCTTGGACATTTACTTCAGAACTTATTGAAGATGCAGATGACTTAGGCGATGGGTTGCAAACAGATTTGGTTGCAGGTTGTGTAGGCGAAGGTGTTGCAGTTAAGTTTATGGCACACCGTAAGATTGCAGGTGACTTGCCAGATCCAGTTGAAGTGCTAGATGGCAAAGTTAAAACTATGCAGTCTACAGAAATTAGTGCCAAGTATGCACTAGCTACTTCAATGTGTTACGAATTACGTGACCGTAGTATTGCTGGCGAGAAGTCAGGCAAAATGGACAACTACCACAAGAGCTTTAGTAACATGCTTGGGTTTATGATGGATAACTTTGAAACTGAAATGGTTATCATGGCTAGCCGAGTTGCAATGCAACAGTACAAACTAGTACCCAAGCAAGACAAAATCGAACGTTTTGAGGAGTATTTCTCAAGGTACGGACGTTTGGTGCTTGATGCGTAGTACATACATTACGCCCAAGCTGAGGGAGGGAGAGACAGTTGACCTCTCCCTTTACTCACCTCGACAAAGAATAAATATTCGTTTATATGGATTAGATTTTAAAGACGCACTTCCAGTAGATATATTTGAATATAAGAATAAATGGAAAACAACTGCAACTAAAGTAGACATCAGGGGCAAACTGTCAATCGCACAAAGATGGTGCAAAACAAATTGCTTTCACCAGGATTTTGAAATACAAAAATATGCAAACCCAGATGATTCACATGCAATTTACTTTAAAAACCCAGAAGAAGCTATGCTTTTTAAACTTTCAATCTAATTAAAGGTTGACTATAATAACCATAAATGCTATAATACTACTATAATGTTAGATACTATCGAAAAAACGGAGATTACAGAAATGCAAAAGACTGCAATAGAACGTATTACACAAAGCCGTGTTAGACTATTACTTACTAAGCCTTTCTTTGGACAACTAGCAACTCGTTTACGAATCGAAGATGCTAGTAGTTATATTCCTACTGCCGCTACAGATGGTCGTAGATTTTTATATAACGCAGAATTTGTACAATCTCTAACAGATCCTATGTTGGATTTTCTTGTTGGACATGAAGTACTACACGTAGTATATGATCATATGGGTGCCAGAGGCGACCGTGACAAGATGGTATTTAATGCAGCCGCAGACTATAACATTAACATGACACTAGTAGAACATCATGTAGGAGAACCTATTTCAGAAGATAAACTACAAGGTGGCAAAATTTGTTTGGATTGGAAATATCGTGGATTAAATTCATATGAGATATATGATAAACTAATCGAAGATGGTGCTGGCGGCGATGGTGGTATGGATGTACACATGGAAGTTGGATCCGGTGACGGTGAAGGTGATGGTGAGGCAGATAGCACTAAAGTTCAAATGTCAGAAGAAGAAAAGAAGGCACTACAGGACGAGATTAAACAGGCTGTAATACAAGCGGCTCAAAGTGCTGGACCTGATGTTCCAGAATCAGTTAAGCGTATGATTAGTGAGCTTATTGCACCTAAGATGGATTGGCGTGATGTACTACGTACTCAACTAGAAAGTTCACTTAGAAGTGACTTTACATTTATGCGTCCTAGTAAACGTTCAGGCGAAGTTATATTTCCAGGCATGAACAAAGACGAAGAATTAAATATTGCAATATTTCTAGATACAAGTGGAAGTATCAGCAAAGATATGCTACGTGACTTTCTAAGTGAAGTACAAGGCATTATGGATCAATACCAAAGTTATAAGATTATTATTGGACAGTTTGATACAGGCGTATACGGTGTTGAAACATTTACAAGTGATGATGGTCGTACAATGGCTGAATACGAACTAGTAGGTGGCGGTGGTACTGACTTTGATGTAGTATTTAACTACATGGCAGAAAATGATATTACACCAGATCAAATGGTAATGTTTACAGATGGATACCCATGGGGTTCATGGGGTAACGCAGACTACTGTGATACATTATTTGTTGTTCACAGTGATAAAGAACGCCGCATTGAAGCACCATTTGGGATTACAATTCATTATGCTTAAACAACCTAAACTACGTGTATATGATAACGGAGGAAGTCTTAGCGAAGCTGACTTGACTCTTATTAAAGACAGTGATATACTAATACGCATGATGCGTAATCGTATATTGATACAAGCAGATACCCGACAAGCTGAAATTGATTGGGATTCATTAACTGGTAAACTAATAGGATTTTATCATATCAGACCTGTAGATAGAGATAATATGATATTTCAAGTATGGTTTGAAATAGAAAATGATATGCATACTTTTAAAAAACAGTTAATGATAAAGAAGCTTGCAACATCATAGATAAATAAACATAGTACTTAATTATTTAATAAACTCAAAGGAGAGTAAAATGAGCAAAAAAGAAACACAAGAACAACCACAAGCGATCAATGAGATTCAAATCTCTGACATTGTAATGGCTTGCAACATCATAGATCTTGCAACTCAGCGTGGTGCTTTCAAAGCCGCTGAAGCCGGACAAGTCGGAACATGCTTTGAAAAACTAGTAGCCTTTGTCAAGGCTAATACACCAGAAGAAGAGGCACCAGTAGAGGAAGCCTCTAAGGAGAAATAAACTATGGCAAATTTAAAACATGTAGGACAGATGATTAATACACAAAAACGTTGTATTGTTGTCTTCCGTGAAATACCAGATGAACCAGAAAGCTGTCTAATTGTAGACACAGATGCTGCTCCAGATTGGATGCACGATGATCTAATCACCGCAGTTGAATCTAATGGCGCACAAGCAAGTGCTAACTTTTATGAATACGCACAACGTTCAGTATTTACAAATGGTGAGAACATGCTAACAACATTGCACGATCAAGGACGTCTTAATAAACAGCCTACATCAAACATTGCAATGACACCTAACAATAGTGTATCTATTAACTTAAAAGAGTTAAATGACATTATCAGAGAAGAAAACGATGGAGCACCAGTTGTATCACCTGACGATACACAACTATCAAATGCTTCTAAAGATGTAACTGATATGGATATTAACACTATTGCAGCAAACACACCTGCAGCAGATCCAGTTATTGATGACGGCGATCTTGCAAAGAATATGATTGCACAAGCTGAATCATTCTTAGCAGAAGCAGAGTCATTGAAAGCTCAGGCTTATGAACTTGATCCTTCATTGAAGCCACGCAGAGGCAGACCTTCTAAACAGACTGCTTAATAGCGTTAAAGATTGTGGTAAATACCACTAAGTAAATAGTGACATTTTATAAGAGGATTAGTGGTATGCCAATTGAGCGTAAAGACAGATCGTTTGACATAATATTTGATGAAGTTTCATTAGATCATGTACCAGCAGAATATATACTTGAAATCAAAATTGAATTAATGGACGGCAGTTTTATTTCTATGACCAAAGAAGACTTGGTAGAAATAGAAAGAGCCGGCAAAGATATTGTCAGCCATTTAATGAAAGATGATATAAAAGACATACAAGTTAAGATTGATTTTGAACGTGTAAAGTTAGATGTATTAAATGGTGTTGGTGGATTTTTAGGAAAGTATTTTAAAGAATGAACATATGGTTCTGTGGAGTTCCAGGTAGTAAATGGAGTGGAATAGATATCCAACTACGTAAAGTAGTAGGAGCAGACACTACAGACGAAACACCTGACAGAACACAATATCACAGACCTAGAAATGCAACAGACACAAACAATGGCCACCGTGGTAGCTATTGGGGTCCTGGTATGGGCTGTGGCGAAGACTGGGTAGATTTTAATTTTGTCGAACCTCACAAACTACAAGACGATATTGATAATGTATTCTCTGGCACAGGCCCACGTGTAGTTAAAAGCCATTTCTTTGCAAGACACTTTAACTTAGACTATTTGTATAATCACTTTCCAGGTGATTATATTGTGTTGTGCTATAGAGAACCGCAAAAAAGTTTTGCTTGGTGGAGTGAAGTTATGTGTTTTGATGAAAGTCATTATCCAGACTACCGTCCAGGCTACAGAGACTATAATAGAATGTGGGAAATACTATGGCAGGAAAGTTCTAAGATTACAGACTTTGCAATGCGTAAAGATATGCAATGGGAACTATATAATCCACAAAATACATTTAAAGATATAAAAGGCTTTGACAAATCAGTCGCTAAATATATGGACAATAAATGGAACGATGTATACATCGCAACTTGTAAAATCCCAGAGTTTTAAAGTATGAAAATAGCAATATGTTTAAGTGGGCAAACAACTGACTATAAGTCAGAAAACATGATGCAGATGTTTTCTAATATATTTCCATCTTACGAAATTGACTTCTATGGACATACATGGAGCGACCAGTATCCACCAACTAACATATCAGACTTTTATAAATTTGAACAAACTGATCAAAGTGAAATATTTGAAAACTTTAAAAATGATATATGGGACATGGCTCCATACGAAAGATGGTGGAACAATGAAAGTGACTATTTAGAAAATCCTATAGACTTTTTAAAGGAACGTATTAACATTACCTTTGGACAGTTTGTAAGTCATCACACTTGTATCAATTTAATTAACAATCCCAAACAATATAATGCAATATTTAGATGGCGATGGGATGCAGTACATCTAGAACAAGATCAATTGCGGTATGCAGATGTATATAAAAAATTGATAAATGATTGGATTAACTCCGAAGATAGTTTTGGAGTAAGCATAGAAGAAGATGATGATAAGATAATAAAACCTATGTTAGCAGAATCACCTATGAGCGTAACATATAACGGTAAAGTATTTTTACGAGATAACACATTTATGTTTGATTCTGATGCAGTTGTTGGAATACAGGAAGTAGATGTATACGATACTTTAAGAAAAGCATATCAATTAAGAAAAGACACAAGAGAACATTCTCATCTGTTATGGCCCTTGTATTTTCAAAGCATACAAAAATTTGGAATTAGAAGCGAGCTTCCACGTACTATAGTTTTAAAATATATTTGAACATAAATACAGGTACAAAGATAAAACAACGGAGTAGCCAATGAGCGAATCAGAACACGACTTACCAACCCCCTCAGATACATTTTGCATCCTACCTTGGATACACCTAAGCACACGACCAGATGGAAGTATGCGTGTATGTTGCACAGCCAACGCATCAAGTGTCGGCGCAACAAACGATAAAGAACACGGAGGTCGTGTAGGAATTGTTAAAACAGAAGACGGTAAACCAGCTAACCTAAACACAACTGATTTGTCAACAGCGTGGAATAACACATACATGCGAAGTGTTAGACAAATGATGCTTAAAGGTGAGAAACCTGCAAGTTGTTTAAAATGCTTTAAAGAAGAAGCAGCTGGACACAGATCAAAACGTCAATGGGAAACACAATATTGGATGAACAACGGTATTGATGTAGATGAGCTAGTAAAGGAAACATACGAAGATGGAAGCACTGACTCTAAACTTAGGTATATTGATATCCGTATGGGGACGAAATGTCAGTTGGGGTGCGTTATGTGTAGTCCACATGACTCCTCAGGTTGGGTAAAAGACTGGAATAAATTATATCCACAAATTACAAACGAAAGTCTAAAGCAGACTATGGTTTGGGAAAACAAAGGCAAAGAGTTTGGCGCAAGTTATAACTGGCACAAAGACAATCCAGAGTTTTGGGATCAGTTTTATGCACAAATTCCATACATGCGTCAGCTATACTTTGCAGGTGGTGAGTCTACAGTTATTGAAGAACACTATGAAATCCTAGCCAAAGTAATCGAAATGGGTTATGCAAGCGACATGGAAGTTCGTTATAATTCAAATGGAATTGAACTACCAGATAGATTGTTAGAGTTATGGTCACACTTTAAGAAAGTGCGTTTCCATTATAGTATTGACAGCATTGGCGAGATGAATGATTATATTCGTTACCCAAGTGAATGGTCACATCAACTTAAAATGTTTGAACGATTAGACCGTGAAACAACAAACAATGTAGAAATTACAATTGCATGCGCCGTTAACGCTCTTAACATTCATTACATTCCAGATTTCCTTAAATGGAAACTAACAGAAAGTGGACTACATAAAACAAACATGTGGCCATTTGGTGCAGGCGGTATTAACTATCACTTTGTATACTGGCCAGGACACTTAAATGTTAAAGTGTTACCAGATGAATTCCTAGACAAGACAGAAGCCAAGTATGAAGAATTTATTGAATGGTGGAAAGAAAATTGGGAACTAGGTGTTCCTACATGGCACAAAGGAAAAGTAACTAAAGAACAATGGCTGAACGCAAGTTACGGTATTAAGCGTTTACGTGGTATGATTAGTTTTGCACGTAGCGAAGACTGGAGCAGACGTTTACCAGAGTTCCGTGAATATATTAATAAGCTAGATGGAATGCGTGGAACAGATTTCCGTAAGACATTCCCAGACATGGCTTATTTGTTAGACGAACCAAAGGATGAAGAATGATATATGTATTAGTAGCATTAAAAGGCGAACTGCCAGAAAACAAACTTAACCCTGAAAAATTTAAAGTATGGTATACGGGTGTTGGTAAAATTAATGCAACAGTTTCAGCAACACTGGCTGTTAACCAACCTGATTGTGACCGTATTATTAATTATGGAACAGCAGGCACACTAGCACCAGACTTAGCAGGCAAGCTATTGGAAGTAGGTGCAGTAAGACAACGTGATATGGATTGTAGACCAGTTATTGGTTTAGGGCTAACACCATTTGAAACAACAGAAGTTGCAGGTGACATAACACTTAACGCTGATAGTAAAGTAATTCTAAGCACAGGTGATAATTTTGTAACAGAACCACCTGAACTAAGAAGTCACTTAGTTGACATGGAAGGTTATGCAATTGCTAAAGTTGGCAAGATGTTTAGTAAGCCAACTACGATAATTAAATATGCAAGCGATATGGCAGACAAAGATGCACCAAAGACTTGGGAAGAAAATCAGTCTAATGGAGCAGACCTTTTTCTAGATTTATTTAAAGAAGCATAATGGAAAACAAAGACAACGGCTTTTGTGCATTACCATTTGTACAATACAGTACATATAACGGTGGACGTTATAGGTTATGTTGCATGGCCAAAGAGCCCACAGAATTAGTTGACCAAGAAAAACTAGGCATTGACGGAACATGGAATCACGATTACATTAAAGATGTACGTGAACGAATGACCAAAGGTGAATGGTTGCCAGAATGTAGTGAGTGCTTACACTTAGAAAAGAATAATATTGTAAGCTCACGACAATGGGAAAACGAAGTGTGGGAAGACGTAATTGACGAAGTGGTAGCTGATGCTTCCGTCAACGATTGGGAGGTTGAACAACCTTTACAATTTGATTTCAGGCTTGGCAATTTGTGCAATTTACAGTGTCAAATGTGCAACAAAGAAGCATCTCACTTAGTGAGTGTGGAACGTGCGACAATGGTCCAGAGCGGACTCGGAGCGAACCATCCCGACTGGCACGGACAAATTGCAGACAAGAAGCTGGCTCTTCTTCAACCTGGAATAGACTGGGCGAGCTTTAAGGACATGATAGGGAAAGCTCGTAAAATAAAACTCATAGGCGGGGAACCAACGGTTGCAAAGGATATGTTTACTTTGTTAGATCTCGCAGTAGAATCCGGACACGCTGATCACATTGAACTTAGTTTCTATACCAATATCACCAATATGCAAGATAGATGGTTAGAACAATTAGGGAAGTTCGAAAAAGTGATTGTAAACTGCTCACTTGAAGGAATGGGAGCAATGAATGACTATCTGCGTCCACCCTCCAAGTGGGATTCTGTTTGGAAGAACTTTGATAAACTAGTTAAGTTCAGCAATACCAAAGCAGGTAAACGTATTAAGGTACGTGTTACTACAGTTAATCAAGTTTCAAATGCATTACACACTGTAGACTTTTGGAGATACATGCACGATTATCAATGCAAAAATGATAAGGGAATTGGTATGAGTACAAACCAATTAGTAGAGCCACATTATTATAGTATGGCACATAGTCCACAATGGTTACGTGATGAACAAGAAGCACAAGTGTTAGAGTTTTTGGAAGAGATTAAGAATAGTCCACATTACGAGGATTATGAAGAACCTTTAATGGAAATGGTAAACTTTGGTAAAGATCCAGATCATGTATATAATCCAGAAATAATGAAACAGTACATTGAAATAACAAACAACTACGACATCTTTCGTGGACATGATATAATGACAGTAGCACCTGAATTTAAACGCATACAAGACGAAATTTAAGCGTCTAAGACACCATTTAAAGGTCTATATAGTTCAAATGTAGCTTATTTTTGTAGTAAGTATACATAACTTGTTCAGCTTTAACTAACACATGATCACCGCTTAAATCGGAAAATACGCAGTCTGCATAGTCGTCTATATTAGCATCTGTTACACGGAAATACTCCGCAATCTCAACATTTTCATCTAAATTCACCGTCATATTAGCGTCTGTAAGCGTCTGTAGTGCGGTATTATCGGCGATCGTTAAGCTAGGCACTAAGTATCCACTCAGCACAATAACCACCCGTGTATGACGCTGTAAGGCT